ATTATAAACACGCAACCTATCACGATGGTAAAAAATGTTATTATATAGATAATAAAATTTACATAGATTGGAATGGTAATTATAATTTATGTTGTAATGATTGGTCGGGCAGAGTATTAGGTAACATATTTAAAGAAGATATTATAAGTTATTATGAAAAAAATAATATCCTAAAAAAATATAAAGAAGGCATAAAAAATAAAAAGCCTTTAAATCCTTGTAAAAGTTGTTCAATACTAACGTGCATAAGAAATAATGTATGACGTAATAAATGAGTTTACAAGTATAAGAAAATGATATAAAATTGATGTATGCACTATATAATGAAAAGGGCTTATAATGTCTAATGATTTTCTTTGGGTAGAAAAATATCGTCCTCGTAAAATTGCAGATACAATTCTACCAAAACCTCTTAAGGATACCTTCCAAAAAGTAGTTGATTCTGGTGAGATGCAAAACATGCTTTTTACCGGCACAGCAGGTCTTGGTAAAACAACTGTTGCCAAAGCCTTGTGTAATGAACTAGGTCTTGACTATATTATTATTAACGGATCCGAAGAAGGTAATATTGATACCCTCCGTGGTAAGGTAAAACAATTTGCCTCATCAGTTTCACTTCAAGGCGGCTATAAAGTTGTAATCCTTGACGAAGCTGATTACCTTAACCCTCAATCAACACAACCTGCTCTCCGTGGGTTTATTGAGGAATTTAGTAATAATTGTCGCTTTATCCTTACCTGTAATTTTAAAAATCGTATCATTGAACCTCTCCATTCTCGGTGTGGTGTGTATGAATTCAATACCACCAAAAAGGAAATGGCAGAACTTGCCGCTCAATTTATGAAAAGAATTGAGTACATTCTTGATCAAGAGAATGTTGACTACGGTAAGAAAGATATTGCAAATCTTATTATGAAACACGCACCAGATTGGCGCCGTGTAATTAATGAATTGCAGAGAAGAGTAAGTACCGGTGAATCGGCGCATAAAGAGGACATTAGCAATTATAATGATCTGTTTATGTATCTTAAAGATAAAGACTTTAAGAAAATGCGTGGTTGGGTTGTAAATAATATGGATGTGGATACCGCTGCTATTATGCGTTCACTCTATGATAATATGTTCCAATATGTGAAACCACACTCAATTCCACAATTGGTTCTTATCCTTGCAGATTATCAATACAAAGATTCTTTTGTAGCCGATCATGAGCTTAATATGGTTGCATGTATGACCGAAATTATGGCTGGGGTAGAATTTCTATAATGTCAAATATAATTGACATAATGTATGAAAAAACACCAGAGATTACTAAGGAATCAAATGATATAAGAGATAATCCTTTAAAAGGGTATCGTACACTTTATTTTGATAATAAAATTGATATAAGATTATGTCCTAAGAATGCAAATACATCTTTAAAATATGCATATAGTCTCTTACATTATGGTATAGATTCACCTATGACCTTTAGTAAAAGAAAATTTGTATATGATTTATTAATGGAAAAAAAAGAAATAGATGAAAAAAGTGGATTATTGTTATTTAGATATAATTCCTATAAAATTGCATTAAAAAGAGATCCTATTGATAGAGCATTATCTGCGGTAAAATACTTATTAGAAACTCGGCTGAATATAATAGAACCATCAATAGAATTAATAGAAGAATTTTTGATTAATATAAATTTGGAAATTAATGAGGTTGATCACCACCTTTTACCCCAAACATTTTGGATGGGCAATTCCAATGTGTATGATAAAATTTATTATGTAAAAGAATTTAAAAATATGATAGAATATTTACAAGATAATTATATTTGGTTCGATAGAATAGATAATATTCATAAAAATCCTTCCAAAAATAAGTTAAATACAAATGCTCTATCAGATAATACTATAAAAAAATTAAAAAAAATTTATGAAATTGATTATGATAATGGATGGTATTAATGAACTACATATTTGATTTTGAAACACTATCAACCGATAGAATTAATGCACCCATTATATCAATGGCAATTCTTGAATTTGATTTTGTCAAATTTACCGATAATAAACCTTATGAGTATTCAGAACTTTTGGATAACGTAGGGCTTATTAAATTTAATGTTGAGGATCAGGTAAAAAATCATGGAAGAAAAATTAATCCTGATACCTTAAAATGGTGGGGAGAACAATCTGCTGAGGCTCGAGCTAAATTAAAACCATCGACCAATGATCAATTGCTATCTGAGTGTATCCCTTTTATTAGTAAATACATCGGTAATACTAAAATAGATAAAGTATTTTCCCGTGGTAATACTTTTGACCCTATTATTCTTGATTATATTGGTTTACAATATAGTCAAGTAATACCTTGGGAACATTGGCAAAATAGAGATACCCGGTCTTTTATTGATGGTATGGCTTGGGGAACAGATATTAAAAATTCTTTTATTCCAGAAGGATTAGAATCACTTTTTATTGCTCATGATCCCGCGCATGATATTACAATGGATGTTATGAGAATGCAAACTTTGGTTAGAGCTTTAGAGTTTGGAGCTGTACAGGCATGAATCCCTTTGAATATCTAAATTCAATTAATGATACCAAACAAGATATCATGCATGATGATATTGCTGAAAAAGCATATAATCCTTTTATGACTAATCGTTCACTATCATATTTTCAGGATACTGTTTTCTTTGCCAATGAAATGAATCGGTATCACCATCTTGATAAAAAGTTACAATTTCACTTCCTTATAAATATTGTTAGGAAACGGAAACGTTTCTCTAAATGGAACAAACCTGAACTAGTTAGTGATATTGATGTGGTTAAAGAGTATTATGGCTACAGTAATGAAAAGGCTCGCCAAGCTCTTACACTTCTATCGCCTAGCCAAATAGAAGAACTAAGAAAAAAGGTGAGCAAAGGTGGAAGAACAAAATAATATAGTACAATGGTCTCCAACTGATATGTTGGAAATTATACTGAACGAACCTGATGACTTTTTAAAGGTACGTGAGACGCTGACCAGGATTGGTGTTGCATCTCGTAAAGATAAAAAACTATTCCAAAGTTGTCATATTCTCCATAAACAAGGACGATATTTTATTGTCCATTTTAAAGAGTTGTTTTTACTTGATGGTAAAAAAGCAAACTTAGAAGAGAATGATATTAGCCGTAGAAATACAATTGCAACTTTGTTAAGTGACTGGGGATTAATTTCCTTTGCAGTTAAAAAAGAATTAGAGTGTGCACCACTAAGACAAATTAAAATTATTCCTTTTAAAGAAAAATCAGAATGGGAGCTTTGTCCAAAGTATAATATTGGTAATAGTTAAAAATGGATATAGTAGATCAAGTACTTTCCATACCAAAAAATATAGATTTTTATATCTACGCACCAGGTAGTGGTGGGGAATTTTTTACATCTCTTATAGCTTTATCACACAAAAAAACAAGAGAAATATTAAAATTAAAATATTTTGATGGCTTAAAAAATGATGAAGGTTTAATGAGATATAATAGACCGCAATATTTTACATATGATGAAAATTTTAAATTTCTAAATCTTAATATAAATAATGAGTTTTATAATGAAGTAGATCTACTTACAATGTTAGGACATCTCATGAGTCCATTAGATAGAATTAATTATTGTAAAATGTTATTATTTCAAGGTATTTTTCAATCTATGTTACCAAACAGAAATAAAGACGAGTTTAAGGAAAATATTAATATGTTTAAAGGTGTTAATATTATACTATCTACACACTGGATAGAACTTCCTTTATTAATTAAAACCAAAAATTTTGAATCTAAAAATTTTGGATTAAAATTATTTGAAAAAGAAAAATACTGGAATGTTATAAACTTAGACCCTCAAACTGAAAAAGGTAGAAATTTAGTTTTAAATTTTTGTAAAAAATATAAACTTATAACAAATGTTAAAAAAGTAGAGATGCAGTTTAATCACTCAGCATTTAGTAATATAAAATTAAAATTTCCTTTTATGGACTACATGGCAACCGGAGATTTTAATTCAATAAAAAATTATATTACAAATCGTTATGGCCCTGATTTGGATTATGAATTTATTGATAAGGCACTTATTGATTATAAAAAACTAAGAATAGAGCCATATCTATGATGTTTAATGAAAATGCCTTAAAATCAATAAGAAATCGAGAGATAGTTATAGGTTATACAACCCCAGACTGGAACTATGATATGTATGATCTTATATCATATATGAATACTCAACCAGAGAAATTTAAAATATGGGAACCTAAAAATAGACGTTTAGGTTTAACCAAAATGGAAGCTCGGAAATCTACACCAGATTTTGCAAAAAATATTATAAAAGATTTAAAAAATACTTTTTATAAAAATCATATTTCATGTCATGCATATTGCGGTTTTACTGAGTATAGTAAAAGTTTTGATATACACAAAGATCGAATGGATGTTCTATATCTTCAAGTTATTGGTAATATCGAATGGAGTATATGGAAATCCGATTCAAATAAAACAAATATAACACCAGATCAAGGTAGTTGTATTCTTAAGGAAAAATTTATGCCGGGTAAATGGATTTGGGTGCCAAGGGGTACATATCATTTAGTAGAACCTATAGACCCTCGAGTAGGATTTTCATTTGGGGTTGAAAATAATCCTGACCCATCAACATATATTTGAGATTCTTTATGTCTGAGAATTATGACATTGAATTATTAAAAATACCAAAAAAAATTGATTTTTATAATTATGAGTGTGGCGCAGGTGGTGAATTTTTTCAAAGTATGATTACTCTTTCTTGTCCTAAAACAAGAAATATTTTATCAAATGATTCTCTTGTTACAAGAAAAATTGGTAATAATGATAATATTTTTTTTTCTAGAAGTGCATATAAACCTCCCATTAAAATATATTCTCAATTCCCTACAGTCAATTTATTATCGTATCAAAGTATAATAGATTTATATAAATGTCAAATAATTAATAATATGATATTTTTGGAAAAACCCTGGCCTTTATTTATTAATTATAAACCAAAAATTTATAAAAAATATAAAGATATCCTTTTTATATTTTCAAATCACTGGACAATTGATCCTGAAAAAATGAAAAAGTTATCTGAATATGAATATTGGAATTTTTTAGATTTAAATCCTGAAACAAAATTTGCAAGAAATTTAATTCGTAAAGTAAATAGAATTATAGGAATGTTTCCTGATAATAT